GCTAAACATTCGCCACCCGCATCCGCACGTCGGCCTGCCGGCCCTCGGCAGCGAGGCCTGCCTGCACCCCGCGCGTGATGTCGGCGACGGTCAGGCTTGACCCGCGCGCGTCCACGTTGATGATCGTCTGCTGACTGACCGCGCTAGAGCGCCCCATGCCCCCCAGCTGCATCAGGCTCGGCATGGCGTTTCTGATCGCGCTCGTCGGCGTGACGTAGCTGCTGGTGTTCGGCGTCACGATCTCCGGCCCTCTTTCCCCCACCAGGTACGAGTCCATCGCCTGCATCGACCCGCCCGCCGCCTTGCCGCCGCCGTCGCCGCCCTGGTGGCGCGGGTTCTGATCTTCCTCTGCGCGCTGGCCGTGTGACTCGTAGTTGGTGGTCACGGTCGTCGTGATCTGCGTAGGAATGCGCTCTAAGCTCTCGATATAGTGATCGGCATCCTGCTTGCCTTCGACAAAGTTATTGGTCTGCTTGGCGACGTACTCTTTCGCGTAGTTGTCCATCGCCCGCTGGGTGTCTTCGGCCGACTGCTGCTCGTCGCGCAGCTTGCCGATCAGGCCGTCGATCGAGCCGCCCGAGTCTTTGGCGCTGTCGTCGATGTGCTGCGCCATGCGCAGAAACGTGGTCGCAGTCGAGGACTCCTGCAGCCCGTACTCTTTTTCGAGCGCGGCGGTGATCTCGGCGGCCTTGTCTTTGGCGATGTTGCCCAGCTGGGCCTGCGCGACCGTGTAATCGATCAGCATCTGGCCCAGGTGCTGCTGCTGCGCCGATTGCTGGCGCGCGTAGGACGATGCCGCCGCGCCCTCCTGGTCGGCGTACGCCTGGTTGACCTGCGCGATCTGATCGTCGATGCCTTGCTTTTGCTCTTTGGTGGTCGCGTCCTGTTTTTTCTTTTCCAGGTCGGCGATCTTTTGGGCGTGGTCGGCGGATCGCTGCTCCACGCCGGTCGCGAACTCGCTATAGCTGGTGGCGTAGGCCTGGACGGCCTGCTGCCCATCCTGAAACGTCTTCTCGATCTTCTTGCCCAGATCCTCGATGTCTTTAGCGGTCAGCGTCGTCTGCGCGCTGAGGTCGGTCTCAGCCCCTTGCAGCTCGGTCGCGCGCTGGGTCGCGGTCATGCTGTGCGCGGCTTGCTCGATCTGCGCCTGTGACACCTTGTTGTAGGCGTCGGTCACCTGCACGAGGCCGTCGCGGTGCGCCTGGATCGTCTTCAGCTCGGCGTTGTACTGGTCTTCACTGAGCATCCCGGCCGCCATACGCTGGCCCAGGCTCTCCACCTCGCCCTGGATCTGGTCCCTAAGCACCTGAATGGTCGCGGCGTAGGGCTCTAAGGCCTTCTTCGCCTCGCCGGTCTGGGTCGCGTAGTCCTCGATCGCAAGCGTGCTGGCCTCCCACCAGGGTTTGCTTTCCAGCAGCGCCTGGGTCGCGCTCTGGACTTTGCCGGTAAAGTCTTGGTACGCATAGGCAACGCCCGCAATCGCGACGGCGATCAGGGCGTAGGGGGCGATCGCAACCATGGTCGCTTCGGCCTGTGCAATAAAGGCAGCGGTCGCGGCCGCTGCCTTGACAACCAGCCCGATCAGCGCCGGCCCGGTCGCATAGGTGACCACGGTATAGGCGACGAGTGCCGCCGTTACGCCCTCGATGGCCGGGATAGCAATGGTCTGCACCGTGCCGGCGAACTTCGCCAGGAATGTTTCGCCCTTTTCCGTCGCGGCGACATAATCCGTAATGGCATTGATGCCCGTGGCGAGCAGATTGATGAGCTTGGTCAAGAACGGCAGCAGCGCCGTGCCGCCGGTGATCTGCAACGCCTCGATCGACCCCATCATATTGTCCATCGCGACGTTGAAGCCCTGCTGCTTCTTGGCGGCTTGCACCGCAGCGCTGCCGGCCTTCGCCATCTCCTCGGCCATGTGCGCATAGCCGTCGGCCCCGGCGTCGGCCAGCATGCCGGCGGTGCGGATGGCGTCCGCGCCAAAGGCCGCGTTCAGCGCGGCGCTCTTCTGGGCCGCGCTCATCCCCTTCAGGCTGTCTTGCAGCAGCTGCGCGGCCTTGTCCATCCCGATGAACGCGCCCTGGGCGTCGTAGAACTTGGACGTGCCCTCGGCGGTCAAGAGATTCAGATTCTTGAACGCCGCGGCCTGGCTGTCGGTGGTCGGCTGGAGACGGGTGAGGAAGGTCTTGAAGCTGGTGCCGGCGTCAGCGGCGCTGGAGAAACCCGAGCTGATCAGCGCCATCGATGTGACGGTCTCGCGAAAGCTGAGGCCGGCGATGTCGGCCGACTTACCGGAGTTCGCCAGCCCCAGCGCCAGATCGTCCACGTCGACCGTGCTGGCGTTGGCGGCCTGTGATAAAAGATTGACCGAGTCTTTCAGAAACGCGGCTTTTTCGTTCGCGCTGGCTGCGCTATCCACCCACACGCCGAGCTGCTTGCTCGCAATCTCGGCCGCCTGGGCGATTGACACTTCGCCAGCCGCCGCGAGATTCAGCACGTCGCGCAGGCCGCCGGCGGCGATCGTGGCCGGCTCGATCCCGCCTTTGGCCATCTCGATCGCGGCCTGCTGGACTTCGGCGGTCGAGACCGGCAACTCGCGCCCCAGGCTGATGAACAGATCCTTGAATTGTTCGAGCGATTGACCGCCCTCCTCCAGTGACGAGCCGGTCACGCTGGCGAATCGGTTCATGCCCTGCTCGAAATCGCCCGAGACGTTGATCGTGTCGCCGACGAACTTGAGGATCGCCCGCCCGGCCTGCTCGGCGGCGTTGGTCAAGAGCACGCCGACTTGCCGCGCCGCGCCGACCGCGATCTGCTGCAAGCCGCTCAGTCCCTTCGCGCCGTCCTGGGCATCCGCCCCCATCTGGTCAAGCGCCTTGCCCGCGCCACTCGCGCTATCGTCGAGCGCGTTGACCCCCGCGACGGCGGGCGCGGCGGCGCCGGCCAGCTTGGTCTCAGCCGCCGTGACCTGGGTGAGGGTTTGCAGATAGGCGTCAGCGCCCTGCGCGACGAGATCGATTCCGACCTGTTCCATGACTGGCCTTTAGACTCTGGGCGTAGTGGTCAACGGCGGCGAAGCGCATCTCGATCCGGTACTCGGCGACATACAGACTCTGCATGTCGCTGTCGAGCGCATCAAACTGTTCCCAGGTAAGCCCGCGCCAGCGGCACACGCGCAGCAGCTCGTACTCGGCGCTGAAGCCCATCGCGCCCGACGGCGGGTCAAGCGCCGGGCTAAACAGCGGACGACCCTGGTAGGTCGGCTGGAAAGGCGGCGATATGCGCCTGGATCGCCGCCTCCTGCGGCGCGCTGCGTTCAAAGATCGCTTTGAGCAGATCCGTCCAATCGTCGTCGCTGCCGACGCACACGAACGCGACATACACGTAATGATCGTCAAAGGCCGTGAGATCCACGCCCTCAGCGGCCATGTCCGCACGCGCTAGAGCCACGGAGGGTGCGTCCACGTCGCACACCACGCCGCGGCGGATCGCGATCCGCCGCAGTCGCTCGCCGGTCTCCTCATTCACCCGTGCCGTCCAGGCCCGTTTCAGATCCTGGTAGACCGGGTGCGCCATATTCGGGATCGTCACACTGCCGTCGCCGTAGTCGACCGTGGATTGCGGCGGCTGCGGCTCTTCAAACCCCGCCGACTGCGCGACCTGGCGCCGGGTCTCCTGCCGCAGCAAACTGCTGACCTTCCGAATCTGCACGCTGCGCCCGGTGTCCTGAAACGTAAAGTCGTACAGCGTCTCCGGTGGCGGCGTTCTGCCGTTCTTTTGGCTCATCGTTCCCCCCGGTAGCCTTCAGCTATTAGCTATTAGCTTTCAGCCCGAAACGGCACAAGCTGAGAGCTGAGAGCTGAGAGCTGAAGGCTCAAACACTACAGAATGGGCGCTTGCCCGATCAGAATGATGCCGTCGACCAGGCCGCCGCCCAGGCCCGAGATCGCGATGTTGTTCGCCGCGACCTGCACGTCCGGCACGCGCGGCACGGATAGGCGGTTCGCGCGCCCAAAGGTCGGCAGATTGCCCGGCAGGCGGCTGGTGTTGTTTTCACCCCACAGCGCGCCGCCCAGCACCGTCGCGAACAGCGCTGCGGTCGGGCCGGTGCGCGTCGCCGCGATATAGCCGCACTCCGCCGTCGGCCAGACAATATCCTGGATCGCCGTCAGCGCCGCGCCCGGCAGCACTTGCTGCGCCCAGCTGGCGCCGCCGTCGAGCGTATACCAGACCTTGCCGCTGGTGTCGAGCGTGCCCACCCAGTATTCGAGCACGGTCTTGACCGCGACCGCGCTGTGCGCGCCGGTCACGCCCGCCGCCGTCGCCGCCCAGCTCACGCCGCGATTCGTCGACTTGATGATCGTGTTACTCGCGCCCACCGCCAGCAGCACGCCCGCGCCGCCGTGGATGCGGTTGAGGTTGTTGCTGGTCGTGCCGGCCGCCGACAGCACGCTGACGCCGGAGAGAATATCCGTCGAGACATAGATGTAGCCGCCATCGGCCACGAAGTACACCCGCGTGGGGCTCTCGACGAACATATCGTTCGGCGTTTTGGCGGCCACAAAGCCGGTGCTGACTTTTGTCCACGTCCCGGGCACGCCGGTCATCTGATTGATCTGGCTCACGTAGTAGGCGTTCTCGGTCTTGCAGACGACGACCAGGTACTGGCCCACGATATCGATCGCCGTGACCAAACTGCCGACCGCCAGCCCGGTGATAGCCGAGTCGGCCCAGGTGCGGCCGCCATTGGTGGTGTACTTGACCACGCCGTTGACCGCGCTCGATCCGCCGGCGGTCTGCTGCAGCTGATAATTCCAGATCGTGCCGTCGTTGCCGGGGCCGCAGTCACTGCACTGCGCAAAGCCGCCGTAGACGCCGTCGATCACCTCGGTCGTGACCTCCACGCTGGCCACCTCGCCGATCGGGATGCCGCCGACACTGTACGCATCGCCCAGCCAGGAGAACTGCACCGCGGCCGTGC